AGAAGAAACCCCAAATTATCAGTTTGTCGGTGGCAGACTAATTAATTATGCACTACGCAAAGAAGTTTACGGCGGCTATCGACCATGTCATGTTAAAGAATTAGTAGAAAAGAATGTAGAACGTGGCTTCTATGATCCAGAAATATTAGAATATTATACCGATGAAGAATGGGATAGAATCAATGGCTTTATTAAACACGATCGTGACAATAATCTAACTTACGTTGCAATGGAGCAACTAAGAGGCAAATACTTAGTACAAAACAGAGTTACTAATCAGATCTTTGAAACGCCCCAGATGTGCTATGTTCTTATTGCTGCTACATTATTCCATAAATACGAGGGCGAAGCTAGATTAAAATGGATTAAAGATTATTATGACGCTATTAGTTTGCATGATATTAGTCTGCCAACTCCTGTTATGGCCGGAGTACGCACTCCGCAACGACAATTTAGTAGTTGCGTCCTTATTGAAACCGACGACAGTCTTGATAGCATTAATGCTACTGCATCTAGTATAGTTAAATATGTAAGTCAAAAAGCAGGCATCGGAATCGGTGCAGGACGCATTCGTGCAATTGGTTCTCCTATCAGGAAAGGCGACGCATCCCATACAGGCGTTATTCCCTTTTTTAAACACTTCCAAACAGCAACTCGAAGTTGTTCACAAGGCGGTGTTCGTAATGGATCGGCAACCTTGTACTATCCTATATGGCATCTAGAAGTTGAAGATTTATTAGTCTTAAAAAACAACAAAGGCACCGAAGATAATCGTGTACGTCACATGGACTACGGCGTACAATTTAACAAGTTGTTTTATGAAAGACTAATCAAAGGTGGAGATATTACTCTATTCTCACCTAGTGATGTTCCTGGACTGTATGATGCATTCTTTGAAGATCAGGACAAGTTCCGTGAGTTATACGAACGTGCAGAAAAGAATACTAGTCTAAGAAAGAAAACACTCAAAGCAAGTGAATTGTTTATTTCCTTCATGGAAGAGCGCAAAAACACAGGCCGCATTTATTTACAGAATGTGGATAATGCTAATGAACACGGGGCGTTTATTCCCCATTTAGCACCTATACATCAGAGCAACCTGTGTGCAGAAATTGATCTTCCGACTAAGCCATTAAAAGATATTAATGATCCAGAGGGCGAAATTAGTCTTTGTTCTCTTTCCGCTATTAACTGGGGCAATGTTCGTACACCACCCGACTTTGAAAAAGCATGTACGTTAGCAGTTCGCGGGCTGGACGCGTTATTAAGCTATCAAAATTATCCAATACTAGCAGCACAACTAAGCACAGAAAAGCGTCGTCCGCTTGGTGTCGGAATTATTAACTTTGCATATTGGCTAGCTAAGCATGGCTTTACATATCAAGATGTAACATCAGAAGCACTTGAAATGATCGATGAGTGGACCGAAGCATGGAGTTATTATTTGATTAAAGCAAGTGCAGACCTGGCAGCAGAGCAAGGCGCACCAACTGGTAACATGGAAACAAAATACGGTCATGGAATTACACCTAATCAAACATACAAGAAAGAATTAGATGAATTAATTCCACACGTAGAACGTATGGATTGGGAAGGTCTAAGAGCACAACTTAAAGACACTGGCATACGCAATTCAACACTAATGGCACTTATGCCAAGTGAAACTAGTGCGCAGGTGGCAAATGCTACAAATGGTATCGAACCTCCGAGAGCCCTCATCTCAATTAAGCAGAGCAAGCATGGAGTTCTAAAGCAGGTGGTACCAGAATACAAAAAGTTAAAGAACAAATATGATTTACTTTGGACACAACATTCTCCTGAAGGTTATTTGAAAATTATGGCAGTGTTGCAGAAATATATCGACCAAGGCATTAGTGTTAACACAAGCTATAACCCAGCGTTCTACGAAGATGAAAAGATTCCTATGAGTGTGATGTTGCAGCACATGCTAATGTTTTACAAATATGGCGGGAAACAGCTCTACTATTTTCAAACAAACGATGGCCAGGGCGAAGTTGATGTCGACAAAATGATGGCAGCAAATGAACAACTAGTTAACGGAAATCATATTGAGCCAGAAGAAGATTGCGAATCATGTACTATTTGATACCTGCACAGATAAGTGCTTGACATACAAGGAAAATATTGTATAATAAAGAAAAGGATATCTTATGGGAGACTATACATAAATGTCAGTATTTGACGTAACAAATAAAACAGATCACACTAAGGTTACAGCATTCCTTGATCCAAGCGGCGGCCCGACAATCCAGCGTTATGATACTATGAAATATGCTAGCCTAGACAAGTTTACTGACAAGCAGTTGGGGTTTTTTTGGCGACCAGACGAGGTTGATATCTATAAAGATGCGAACGACTTTAAAACACTTACCCCGCATGAAAAACATATCTTTACTTCTAACCTTAAGCGGCAGATTCTCCTCGATTCAGTCCAGGGTAGAGCACCAGTAGAAGCATTTTCTCCTATTGTGTCTTTACCCGAACTGGAGAACTGGATCCAAACTTGGACGTTTAGCGAAACAATTCACAGTCGCAGTTATACACACATCATTCGTAATGTATATACGAATCCAAGTAAAATCTTCGACGAGCTTATGGACATAGCTGAAATTGTTGAATGTGCAGAAGACATTTCAAAGTATTATGATAATCTTATTGAAATGTCTATGTGGTACAATCTATTAGGCGAAGGTACACATACTGTCAACGGTAAGAAAATTATAGTTGATTTATATCAGCTAAAGAAGTTGTTATATCTTACATTAATGAGCGTTAACATTTTAGAAGGTGTACGTTTTTATGTAAGCTTTGCATGTAGTTGGGCGTTTGCTGAACTAAAGAAGATGGAAGGTAACGCTAAGATTATTAAATTTATCGCGCGTGACGAAAACTTGCATCTTGGCAGTACACAACTTCTGTTAGGATTGCTACAAAAAGATGATCCTGTTTTTGAGGATATTGCAAAAGAAACCGAGCAAGAATGTATTCAAATGTTTGTTGATGCTGTTAGTCAAGAGAAGGCATGGGCCAAATACTTGTTTAAAGACGGCTCTATGATCGGACTTAATACTCAATTACTAAGTGAATACATTGAATGGATTGCTACTAGACGTATGGAAAAGGTAAAGCTGCCTAGTCCGTACAGTGTTAAAAACAATCCGCTGCCGTGGACACAGAAATGGATCTCAGGTTCGGATGTGCAGGTGGCACCTCAAGAAGTCGAAGTGAGTTCATATATCATCGGAGGCACCAAACAAGATGTGTCCGAGGATACATTCAAAGGACTTAGTTTATGATTATAGTTTGGAGCAAAGATAACTGTCCCTGGTGCGAAAAGGCAATTACTCTTTTAGAGTCTTACAATCTTAACTTTGAACTAAGAAAGATAGTAGACGGAAAATGGACAAGAGAAGAACTGCTCGAATCCATACCATCAGCAAAAACAGTACCACAAATAGTAATTAATGGCGCAGTAATAGGTGGATACACCGAACTCGCAGAATATATAGAATCAACAGGTTTTAACGGAACAGGATACACATTATGATTATTGAAACACCATACAAACAGAATGACACAATTACACTTAAAACATCAGCAGGCGAAGAAGTAGTTGCAAGATTTATTGCAGAAGATCCAACATCAATTACAGTACAAAAGCCACTTGCTATTATGGCAAACGGTCAAGGACTAGGTCTAGGACCGTTTGCCTTTACCATCGATCAAGATTCAAAAGTTAAACTAAATAAAAATGGAGTACTTTTTGTACACAAGACCGAAAGTGAAATGGCCAAACAGTATGTCAAAAGTACAACAGGCATAGAACTAATGTAATGGCTAACATTGTTAGAAAAAATGATGCTGATTCATCAGGAGATGTTGCAACACCTGCAAACTTTTCTCCTGATGTGTTAGTAGCCGGACAAAATGTATTCAGACACGGCGACCTAGATACGAACAATGATGTAGTATCTGCTGGCCTCGGCCTAACTGCTAAAGTCTTTATTAATAACAAAGCTGTTGTTGTTGCAGACGACGTTGACAGCGCCGGCGACATTAAGATTGCTCCTGATACAAAAGTAAGCGTTGGATAAGGATTGACAACGATCAGTACTTGTGTTACAGTTAATTCATAATAGACTAGGAATAAAGATGAAGAAGATTCTAACAGATTGTGACGGCGTCCTGCTGGATTGGGAACTTGCGTTCCATGAGTGGATGCGCAGCAAAGGGTATAGCAAAGTAAACGAAGGAGTGTACGGAGTTAAGCTCGCATACGAACTCGACGACGAAATTGATCATCACGACATTGTAAGAGAGTTTAATACAAGTGCATGGATGGGCTGGCTTGAAGTATACAGAGATGCCTTTAAAGGTGTTCAAGATCTTTGGCTTGCCGGCTATAAATTTGATGTTATTACTAGCATGAGCCGAGATCCATACGCAATCAAACTACGTGAAATGAACTTGCATGACAAATTTGGTCCATATTTTATGGACCGTTTTGTATCTCTTGACACCGCCGAAGACAAAGACGAAGCACTTAGCGAATACAAAGACACGGGCCTTTGGTGGGTTGAAGATAAACCAGAAAACTGTGACGCAGGATTGCGAGCGGGACTGCGTCCAATTCTTATCGATCATTTGCATAACCGTTGGTATGATAATCCAGAAGTTATTCGTGTAAGCGGTTGGTCTGAAATTGCAAGTCTAGTATTGGAAGACCAAGTGAATGAAGTTGCATGATGAGATTGTATTAGCTTTTCACACATATCTAAAAGAACACGAACTCTTTGAAGATAACGGCATTAAGACTTCAGCAAACCGTGCCCGAAAAGCTCTGCATGATCTGCATCTACTTACACGAGAACGTAGAAAACAAATACAAGAAAAAAAGAATGAGATGTAAATGAGCACTTTAGAATACCTAAGAGAACTTGGAATTAAAGCTGTTGCGTATGATGAAGTACGTTCTGATGTAATAGCTTTTATACTTGAAAATACAATACGCAACGAAAACATAGCAACTGACTTGTTTATTTTAGCATTTCTGTGGTTGGCAGAACGCCGCGGAGAAATGCTAACTGACCAAGATCTAATGATGCTAATCGACAACGAATCCGATGTTACTAGTATTCCAACAGAGGTCATTAATGTATATCGTTTACAGGAAGACCAAGTTGATCTAGAACTTGATGAACTGTTAATGCAATCCTATCAAAACAAGGTATAACATGTCTTGGCCATATGCTTATTGTCGTAAAAAATTAAGCGACGAAGTTGCTCAAAATCTTGAACGAGCAGTAAAGAATGTAATAGTCGGTCACAGTTATGATTGGGGCGAAGAAAAGCAAATACTTTGCTTTAGTAGACCACTAACTCAGAAAGAACAAACAATTGTAAATATTGTTGCTGGTGATTTAATTGAGCAAGAATAAGTGGCAAGCCCAAATACCAAGCCCACTTAAAAACAAAGAGCGCAAGCGTTGTTATGTTTTGTGGAAAGCTCTAGGTGGCTACCGTTTCTCAGCAGGCGGTAAAATAGTCTGGCTTACAGACAAGGAAAAAACCTTTTATCAAATTAAACATCCAACCCTTACATTCGAAGAGGTTCTTGAAAAAGATTCTCTTGCACTATATAAAAAGTACATGCATCATACTATAGACAACAAATTCGGTTACTAATACTACTTTAGCGTTAGCTTTTGTGCATAAAAATGTTGACAATTTACGAGCATTCTGTTATAAATAACACA